TTTAATACCTCCACATGAGCGTCGTATCGTCAACGCTCCACATTAATGTCGTATCATCTGCGGACCACATGTAGTCCGCGCTGTCGCCATAACTGATCGTAACCCATGGCCCGCGTGCCGTGCCTACCGCCGCCACGCGCAGGATGGTTGCGCTGCCGTAAATTGCCCTGGCCGTGAAAGTTGATGCTGAAGTCTCGCCAAGTCGAGTCCATGAATTCCCGTCAGAACTCGCTTCAATCAGGTAGTGGTCTGCCCACGGCGACGGTTGCCAGGACAAAAGCATCGTCCCCACATCATCCGGCCAGGACACGGCCAGAAGCCCGGAGAGAGACGGGGCCGCTGTGTAATTGGCAAGCTGGCTTGTAGGCGCAACCGGGACAATCAGGCCCTCTTCAGCAGTGTGCACATTGTCGTGCTCGTTTATTGCCTGTATCTCGACCCGCTCCATGGACCGTGGCATGACAGACAGCACTCTGGCCTTCTGGCTCCACGTCTCAGCCCACCCAAACGAAAAACGCGTGCGCTCGTAGTCATTTCCGGTGTACGGCTCCCATGCCTCGTCGTTGGCATCAAGCAGGGCTTCGGATGCGATGCACTGGTATTCGGACAGGCCAGCATTGACCACGAAAGGGCCAACCATTGATCCGTTTTTCGCCGCAAGCGCTATGTAGTGCGTCTGGCCTGTCTCCCATGTCAGCGGCTCGGAGAGCGTGAGCGTGGACGTTCCTGCATCCCAGCCGACCACCTCGCCACCCTGGCCCCAACCGGGCATATCGTGCTGGATGGCGATGAGGTCGCCAAACGAAGGGATGAACCCCTCCATCTCCGTTGTGAACTTGATGACCTTCCGGCGATAGCGGTTGCTTGCCGCTTGATATGTCCCTTCTTTGAAAGCCTGCGTCCGGCTCGTCACCAGCGCCAAGTCCATCTTCGCTGGCTTACTGGCCGCCGAGTCGGGGAGCTTCGCCAGGACGCGCTTTTGCCTCCATGCAGCGCCATCGAAATAGGACACCGAAACCGCGTCTGCCGTGTCCTGGCTCGGCATGATATAGTCGATGGAGAGCGAGTTTTTGACGATGTTGCGGACGCCGAAATGGGCAACCGGGAGCACTGCCGCTTGATCGCGGAAGAACCGAACCACTCCGGCCTGCATGTACGGCTTGCACCGGCCAGCCGCCCCGATGCGCGTCAGCGTCTCCCAGAACGACATTGTGGAGTCGATGCGCCCGTCGCATGTGTCGCCACGTGCCGCCCATGTCGCGTCGAGTTGCAAAAGCGTAGCAAGGTCGATTTGCGCATCCGTGAGGCCGACTTGCTTGCATGTATAGGCAAGCGCCCATGCGATGGACCGCGTGGCAGTTGGGCTTGACCATGACGATCCGTCCCAGATCGGGAGCCGCCGCGTGGCGATGATGTTGATCTTGCGACTGGATATGCTCGAAAGCTGGTCGCTGGCCCGCATCCGCATGGCGATCAAGGTTACGTCGCCGTAGGTCGCGTCGTCTTTGAGGTAGGCCCGGAGAGAACCCCAGACGATGTCATGCCCTGCGCGGGTCGAAGTGTCCTTGGTCGTTGTCCGCTTGGCGCGGACTTCGTACCGGCCAGGCTCGACGGCGAACTTGAGACTGTACCGTTGCGGCGTGGCGCTGGCCGCTGTGTATGTACGGCTCCCGAGCGTTACGTAGGCTCCGATAGCCGCCCCGTATTCGTCGATCTCGCGGGCCTCCACGGCGACACCGATGGACTTGGCCGACAGGCTTCCGTTATCCTCTGCGTAATACAGGCCACGCGGGCAAACAAAGTCGATACCGATGTAGTTTGCCTCTGTGTCGGCTGCGTTGGCCACGAACGGGCCAATGTACGTATTGTAAACCATATCCTGCCCACTGACCTCTGGCGAAGTCGTGACCGACGCCGGGAACATGGTCACTGTCTGGTTGGGATGGACTATTTCATATTCGATATCTTCGAAGTTGCTGATCGGCGTGTCTTCTATGCGAATGGATTCGATGTCGTAGTATCCACGGCCAAGGCAAAGGAGTTGGTATAAAAACTGCTCGTTACCCACATACTCCTGATAGGGGTTGGCCGCAAAATCCGGGTAGGCGATGTGCAGCCCGAAGTGCTCGGGAATGGCCTGCTCCAAACGGGCTGAGTTGCCTTGGGCTTGAATGGAGTAGGTAGGCGATGCGGACGCCCCGGCCCCGAAATTCCCTCCGCCCGATTTCGGAGTTTGGGCCGGGAGCACGGCATTTACGAGCGCAGATCCAACAAACATAACTGCTGCCGATGCGATAGCCCCAGCCATTGTGACGGATGTCACCCCGGCAGCGGTAGCTGTCAGGCCCCACGCAGCAGGAGCCATGTACGGAGCGGCAATGGCGACCGCAATCACGGCCAGCATCGCAATCATCCGAACCGGGTTCGACCCGCCGCCTCCGCCGCCAGCCGGGACCGCCTCCGCGTCGATGAAGACGAGGATGCGCCCGTTTTCAACGTAGAGGTTCCAATCTTTTCGCAGGACAGGCTTGCCGTCGAGCAGGGCGATATATGGGCGGTCCCATTTCGGGTCCAAGGCTGCTATGGTCTTGCCCGTAGACTGCTCGGTACGGCGCTTACTCGGCACAAGGACGTGGCCGTGATAGATGACTGTCGCTGTCTTCACATGCGGCTCCTGTGTCGTAGATATTCCCGCCGCCCGAAGCCGGAGGTGCGCCAAGACGCATCCGGCGTCCAGATCACGCACGCACAGGTGATCGCGTGCAGCACGCCTCCGCCGTCAATGTCCAGCCAGATGCCGACATGGTACGGTCTGCGGACCACAACGATGTCACCATGATTGGGAGTACCGTTGACGAGCTCCCACCCTTGGGCTTCGGCCTGCATCTTAATGAGCCCGACCATGGCCATGCCGTCGTCATAATCAGGGGCCACCACTTCGGGCATAGGGATGCCAAAATGGGTCTGCTGGATCTGGCGAACCAGTCCAGCGCAGTCGTATTTGTCCGGCCCTTGAGCCCCGCGCTCGTATGGGATGCCGATGTACCGCGAAAACTCACTCATGATACCAGCCCCGGAAATTCCTCGGCAGTGTATTCTAGCGTGGGAAATTTGCGATTGATGAGGTCGGGGAAACCGGCCACGGCTGAAATCTGAAATACCGTACAGGATACGGTCATGATCTCCATGTGTATCGGAGGGTCGTTTTGCGGCCCTGTCAGGTCGTTGGAGAGGTATTCCCGGTAGGTGCATTCAATCACGTCCGTGGTTGCCGTGGCGTTCTCTATGGCCGCAGTGATGAGTCGGGACACGTTGTCTATGGTGATCGTCATTTGCGGCACGCCAGTGGGGGAAATTTCTGGCTTGAGGAAGTCGAAAGCGTAGCCGATAAAAGTGACCTCTGCGCCAGGATCTTCCGGCGCATCGGCCTCAAGATAGGCTGTCAGGTCCGCACGGTCCCGGACGATCCGGATCGGCTCGGTGAACGACGGATGCCGTATCTCAAGCGTGTGGTACGTCACGACCCCACGCGGAGCGCTGGCGTAGGCCTCCTTGAGGGCTTCGGACAGGGTTGCATCAGGCATAGCGCACCTCAAATTGACCCGTTACGAGCCATCGGTGATTGCCGGTCATGTCCCATTTTGGCGTGCCTTTGAATCTGGCCTCAACCGCAGTCGCCCCGCACTTGCCGACCCACAACGAAATATTGAACCACCCGGCCCCGCCGTCCGCATCGTCTGGATTGTAGAGCCACGTCCGGAACGTAGCCATTTGAGTGTCCGAGAGGTTGACGGCAAAACGAACCGTATCCACCTGCGCGAAGGATCTACGCCTGACGCGCTGCGTGCCGACCTCCATGTCGGTTGCGACAGTCTGGTCAACCGGCTCGATGCCATAGCCGTCAACGAGCGGTGCGGGGAGTGTTGTGGGCCATGTTGCCATCAGTATGCTCCAGGGGCACGAGACAGCCCGTAAGATTTGGTGATTGCTTGGGGCACGACGCCGTTGCCTCGGTTGATGTCGGAGGCGATGGAGGATTTGATTTGCTCAACCATCACATCGAGGATGTTGACCCCGTTTTCTTGGCGCTGCTGCGTCTTGCCGCCGTTGCCGGGGCTCTCGATGATGTTGACGACCATCGCGCCGCCACCTCCGGACACGCCAAGCGTGCCGTCCGGGCCGCGCTTGAGGGGCATTATCGCCTCGGGCCCAGCCTCGCCCATGAGGTTGCCACCCTTGGCCCAGAACTGCGTGGGTTGTGTGACAATGGAGTTGGAGAATTCGGAGATGCCAGGGCCAGAGAACACGTTGCCCTTGGCGCTGCGGGACATGA